CGTTGATCTCGGCGGCGCTACAACCACACAACCTGATGGCGGTGATGTTGGTAAGAAAGCATCCGCAAATGCTACCAAAGTACCACCACTTCCAGCAGGAAAGCCAGTTGCTCCTGAAGCATCAAAAGGCACTGTAAAGGAAGAAGAAGAATCTGATGAAGATCTTCTTTTCACCGAAGAAGAACTGAATGATTATATCGATTCCCTTTCTGAAGAAGAACTCGCAGAGCTGGAAGCAGAACTAAATGCTCTCGAAGAAGAATCAACAGAAGAAGCTGAGCTCACCGAAGAAGAAATTGCTGAGGCAAGAGAAGCTAAAATCGAAATGATTCGCACAGCAATGAAAGATCTTGGAATCGAAGAAGATATGACTGCGCTTTTTGGCGAAGAAAATCTTTCTGAAGATTTCAAATCAAAAGCAGCTACGATTTTCGAATCAGCTGTTATTGCTAGAGCAATCACTGTTGTTGAGCAGCTCGAGAAAGAAATTCTCGAATCAGCTGAAGAATCAATCGAAGAAATCAAGAAAGATCTCGAAGAAAACATTGACAGCTATCTTGGATACGCAATCAATGAATGGAAAGAAGAGCATAAAATTGCAATTCAATCTGGTCTTCGTTCAGAAATTGTTGAAGACTTTATTAATGGTCTTCGCAATCTTTTCGCAGAAAACTACATCGACATTCCTGAAGAGAAGGTAAGTGTCGTTGAAGAACTTTCTGCTAAAGTTGACGACCTTCAAGAACAACTCAATAATGCACTCAATGCAAACATTGAGATGAATAAGAAGATTCAAGAAGGCGTCAAGAAAGAAATTCTCCTCTCAGTTTGTGAAGGTCTAACGACCACTCAAGTTGAGAAGATGAAGACACTCGCAGAGGGTGTAGAGTTCACCGCAGATGGTGAGTATAGAGAAAAGCTCGCAGTAATTAAAGAGAGCTATTTCTCAAAGAAAGTTGAAAAAGATCAAGTTTCTTTGATCGAAACATTAAACGAAGAAGTTCCCCAGGAAGAACCTGAAGCAGCTTCTGCGATAATGAATGATTATGTTAAGGCAATTTCAAGAACTTTAGTTAAATAAAGAGGCACACTATCATGTTTTTAACCGAAACATTACAAAGAAAGTGGGCGCCAGTTCTTGACCATCCCGAACTCCCAAAGATTTCTGACCCCCATCGTAGGGCAGTGACTGCGGTAATTCTGGAGAACCAAGAAAGAGCGTTCCGCGAAGAAACTGGCATTCTTGCCGAAGCAACCCCAACCAACGTTGTTGGTACTGCTGGTGGATTCACTGGCGCTGCAACAGCAACTGGTCCTGGCGCAGGTTATGATCCTATTCTGATCAGCCTGATCCGTCGTTCACTGCCAAATCTGGTAGCATACGACATCTGCGGCGTTCAGCCAATGAATGGTCCAACTGGTCTCATTTTCGCAATGAGAGCGGCATACAACGGCGCCAACCTCGCGGCTACTGGTGTAACGGAAGCGTTCTATAACGAAGCCAATACAGCATTCGCAGGAACTGGCACTCACACTTCACTGGACAATGTTAACCCAGCTGATGACACTAATTTCGGCACAGGTAACACTGGTACTGGTCTTGCCACCGCCACTGGCGAAAGCGATATCAGCGCAGAAATGGGCTTCTCAATTGAGAAAGTAACTGTTACTGCTAAGACCCGTCAGCTGAAGGCATCTTATTCAGTTGAACTCGCGCAAGACCTCAAGGCAGTTCATGGTCTTGATGCAGAGACTGAGCTCAGCAATATTCTGTCAACAGAAATCCTTGCTGAAATCAACAGAGAAGTTGTACGTTCAGTTTATGCAATCGCAAAGAGAGGCGGTCCCGCTGACGCTGGTAGCATGAACCTTGCTACTGGTAGTTCAGATATCGACGGTCGCTGGCAGGTTGAGAAGTATAAGAACCTGATTTTCGCTATCGAGCGTGATCTTAACAAGATCGCGAGAGAAACTCGTAGAGGAAAGGGTAACATTCTGATCACATCTAGCGACGTTGCTTCCGCACTCGCGATGTCTGGTCTGCTTGATTACAACTCAGGTCTCACTGGTCAAACCAATCTTGATGTAGATCCAACTGGCAATACCTTCGCTGGTACGCTGTTTGGTCGCGTCAAAGTTTACATTGACCCATACTCAGTTGCAGCTTATAACTATGTTGTATCTGGATACAAAGGTACTGCAGTATACGACGCAGGTCTGTTCTACTGCCCCTATGTTCCTTTGCAAATGGTTCGTGCAATTGATCCTGACAGCTTCCAGCCTAAGATTGGCTTCAAGACCCGCTACGGCATGGTCACGAATCCCTTCTCAAGAGGACTGACTCAGGCTACGGGCGCACTGGTTGACGACGTCAACGTGTACTACCGTAAGTTCCGTGTACTGAATCTTCAGTAACATGTGATGATCGCATAATAATAACAATAAAGCGATCAAAAGACAGGGGAGCTTTATGCTCCCCTTCTTTTTATATAAATAATTTATTATTGCGAGGAAACAAATGAAACAACCATACCAACCAGATAATTTAAGTTTAGCAGTCAGTAATAAATTCAGAATTTCTTTTTCAAGAATTCCTGAAGTCACTTATTTCTGCCAAACTGTAAATCTTCCTGGCGTTTCAATGAGTCCAACGCAATTCTCTACGCCATTTACAGATCTTCCTGTTCCTGGTGATAAAATCATGTATGATGAATTCAGAATTGCATTTCTTGTTGATGAAGATTATAAAACGTGGCAGAGCCTTTATGATTGGATTACTGCTATGACTTTCCCAGAGAATTTCGATCAATATAAGAATCTATCTACACTAAAAAGAAATGCCATCCCAGGCGGATTGGGTTTAGACGCTAGCATTGAGAAACTGCCACAATACAGTGACGCCATTCTTACTGTAAACACAAACAAAAACAACCCGAACATTCGTTTCAAATTTGTTGATCTGTTTCCTATTTCAATTGGCACTATTGACTTGAGCGAAGAATTCTCACCAGATAGTCCTATTCTATGTGATGCAATATTTCGATATTCTTACTTTACATTGCAGAGAGTTTAGTTTAGAATATAGAATATTTGTTTTTGAGAGCAAAGTATGCCAACAACTATTGATGATGTAATTGAGATGTGGGAACGTGACGCGAAAGTTGACGACACTGAACCTGGCAAAGAAATCCTAAGAATACCAATTCTTCATTCTCGTTACACTAAAATCCTAACAGAACAGAATCTTCTGTCCAAGAAGTGTCTGTTTGATTTTCATAGAATGAAGAAGATCAAGACCGAATACTATCTCGGTAGACTTGATGATGAAGAACTAAAGAAAAGAGGCTGGGAGCCTTTTCGTTTTTTACTCAAATCTGACGTGACTACATACTTAGAGTCAGATGATGATTTGCAAATAATTCTAATGAAGAAGGCGAAACATGATGCGATAAGTGATTATTGTACATCAGTAGTAAAAGAACTTAATGCAAGAACATATCAGCTTCGTGCTTATATGGATTGGGAGAAGTTCATACAAGGGCAAAGATAATATTCATTGAAATGATAGCGATTAAAAAAATTAATGAAGTATATGTGAAACTGAACTGCAGTAATTCAATTGCTGAGGACATCAGCAACTACTTCACATTTTTTGCACCGAACTATCAATTTTCACCAATGTATAAAAAGCGAGTGTGGGATGGAAAAATACGATTATTTAACAAAAAGAATTTTCACTTCTATATCGGACTACTGGATTATCTATCTTCCTTTTGCAAAGAACGAGATATCAAACTTGTTGTTGATGATGCTCTTGTTCACGACAATGGCTTTCGAATAAGTGATGCTGAAGAATTTGCTGATTCGTTGAATCTACATTCTTATGGTAAGCAAATTAAAGCATATGATGATCAGATTCGTGCAGTTACTCATGCAATTAGAAACGAACGATCAGTCTTATTATCCCCAACAGCATCAGGTAAATCACTGATCATTTACATTATATCAAGATATCTACTCGCATCAGAATGTAAGCATGGTCTTTTAGTTGTTCCTACTGTTTCTCTTGTCGAACAGATGTATAATGACTTCAAAGATTATTCCAGTAAAAATGGATGGAATGTTGATAAGAAGTGCAAGAAGATATACGCAGGACAAGATAAGACTGAGAAGAAAGAACTGACTATCTCTACCTGGCAATCGATCTATGATCAACCAAAAGAATATTTTGAGCAGTTTGACTTTATCATTGGCGACGAAGCGCACACATTTAAAGCTCAATCACTTGCGCAAATAATGACGAGTTTAATCAACGCTAAATACAGGATAGGAACCACTGGTACCATTGATGATGTTAAGGTTCATAAACTAACACTCGAAGCATACTTCGGTCCAGTTCAAAGAATCACAACCACCAAAGAACTCATTGATAAAAATCGTTTATCTCAGTTCGAGATAAAGTGTTTGATTCTCAAATATCCACCAGAAATTTGTGCGCAGGTAAACAACTATGATTACCAGAAAGAAATTGATTTCATTGTTACGAACCAAGTTAGAAACAATTACATCGCTAATCTTGCATTATCACTTGAAGGAAACACACTTATACTTTTTCAATTCGTTGAGAAACATGGAAAAATCTTACACGCAATCATAGAGGAAAAGATAAAGG